GAGTCTATTACGGCTGAGATTAAGCCAGTTGCCTCGTTCTCTTCTACGCCATCAAAGAAAGTCGAGGACGCCGCTTGCGCTATCGTCGATTTGCAGTCGGAAATCAAAGCCGAGATTTACGAGCTTGCCGCGGTTGAGCTTGAAATCGGTAGGCTCATAAAAGAAAGCGGTCTTGACGATACAGACCAGTTTATGATGGAGTTGCGGTACTTAAATTACATGCGCTGGGAAGAAATTGCGGTTGAACTTCATTACGCCTATCGCTGGGTCATGCGTCGGCATAAAAAAGTTTTATTATTCCTCGGGGATAATTGGAGTTGGCCACGCTGAGCCGCAACCAAATATGTTAAAATAGTATGGTGAAAAACTCGGATGATACTGTCCGAGTTTTTTCTCGATGGAGCACTGCGCGGGCCTCCGGTGCAGTGCTCCGTCTATTATTATGAATGGAGGTTAGCAACAACTAACGAGGGAGGGACGAACGTGGCTAAGCTGACCGATAAGCAACGGAAAAAGATTATAGCTGAATCGGTGAACGGCTCGAGCATTCGGGCGCTGGCCGCGAAATACGGCGTCTCTACGACTACGATTCAGCGTGTTTTGAAAAGCGACACAACGCTAACGCAAAAGGTCGCACAAAAAAAGGCTGAGAATACGGCAAGCATTCTGGCCTTTATGGATTCTAAGAAAAATGACGTCTGCGGACTGATTGATAAGCTGCTTGCGGCTATGGGAGATGAAGACAAGCTCGCCGCCGCGACGGTCAATCAGCTTGCTACTGCTATGGGTATCGTCATTGACAAATACACAGCTAACGAGGCGATTAAGTCGTCCGATGCGAAAGAGACCAACTTCTTCGAGGCGATTCGCGCTGCTGGAAAGGAGGTTGACCTGAGTGCAATACCAGAGCTTCAGTCCTCGGCAGAATGCGACCCTCTTCTGGTGGACGAAACCGGAACATCAGAATAGAGACGGCCTTATCTGCGACGGGTCAATCCGTTCCGGCAAGACGGTCTCAATGGCTATCGGCTTTATCATGTGGAGCATGGCGTGCTTCGATAAACAGGACTTCGCTATCTGCGGCCGCACGATTGAAGCGCTTCGGCGTAACGTTATCGTACATATTCCCACATGGCTTGAGGGTATGTTCGAGGTTACTGAGCGCCGCAGCGAGAATAAAATGGTCGTCACTATCGGCAATCGCTCTAATACCTACTACCTCTTCGGAGGCCGGGACGAATCCAGCTACACCCTTATTCAGGGCATTACTCTGGCGGGAGTCCTCTTCGATGAGGTCGCCCTTATGCCTCGCTCCTTTGTAGAGCAGGCTATGGCGCGCTGCTCGGTCTCCGGGTCGAAGTTCTGGTTTAACTGCAACCCCGAGTCGCCGGGCCACTGGTTTTATAAAGAGTGGATTCGTAAGGCGGCGGAGCGCAATATGCTCTACCTGCATTTTACGATGGACGACAACCTCAGCCTTGACGAGAAAATCAAAGCCCGATACGAGGGTATGTACTCCGGCGTGTTCTACGACCGGTATATCCGCGGTCTCTGGACCGTCGCAGAAGGCTTGATATATACAATGTTTAATAAGGACTATCATGTAGTCCCTTCCGTGCCTCGTGATTACGAGGAATACCTTATCTCTTGCGACTACGGCACCTTAAACCCGACTTCGGCGGGGCTCTGGGGCCTTTGCGAGGGAAAATGGTACCGCGTCCGAGAATACTACTATGACGGACGCAAGGAACGGTATCAGCGAACGGACGAGGAGCACTATGCGGCTATTGAAGAGCTTGCGGGAGACCTCTCGATTCGGAAAATCATCGTTGACCCGTCCGCAGCCTCGTTTATCGAGGTCATACGCCGGCACGACCGCTTCATGGTCGAACAGGCAAGCAACAGAGTCCTTGACGGTATTCGCGATGTTGCTACCCGGCTGAACGCCGGCGACATTTTCTTTTGCGACTGCTGCACGGACTGTATAAGAGAGTTCGGTTTATATCGGTGGGACGAAAAAGCCGCCGAAGACCGGCCGCTAAAAACCGACGACCACGCCATGGACGATACGCGCTACTTCGTTCGTGCCGCGTTCCAGCCGTCGAGATTCAGTTTTTAAGGAGGTGCGATAAATGCCCTTATTCAAGAAGCCTATCGAGCAGGAGTTTTTCAGTCTGCGCCTCCGCGCCGGCAGGCCTATGACCGAGCTTGAGTTCTACGCGCGAGAGCTTACCGACTGGGAGACCTCTCCCGAGCGGCGCGAGATGATTGACGGCGACCGGTACTATACTGGAGACCACGACATTCTCAAACGCCAGCGCACGGCTATCGGTCCTGACGGTAAGCTGATTGTGATTGAGAATCTCCCGAACAACCGTATTGTGGATAACCAGTATGCGAAACACGTTGACCAGAAGGCAAACTACCTTCTCGGTCAGCCTATTTCCTTTTCCTGTGAGAATGACGACTACGCAGCTGAGGTCAAGAAGGTACTCGGCATGCGGTTTATGCGTACTCTCAAGAGTGCGGGAGTCGAGTGCCTCAACGCGGGTATCTCGTGGCTTTATCCCTACTACAATAAAAACGGTGAGCTCGCGTTCCGGGTATTCCCCGGCTACGAGATTATGCCGTTTTGGGCGGATGCGGCTCATACCGAGCTTGACTCCGCTCTTCGCCTTTACCCGGTCGAGGTCTACTATGGTACCGAGAAGAAAATCGTTAAGAAGGTCGACCTCTTCACGCTGGAGGGTGTTACGACCTACATCTTCGAGAACGGCGTACTCACGCCGGACACCGAGAAGCAGGCCTATGTTAAGGTAAAAGACAGCAAGGGCAACGAGCAGCCCCTGAACTGGGAGCGATTCCCCCTTATCCCTATCAAGTACAACCCGAAGGAAGTCCCTCTCATTCGCCGCGGCCGCTCCTTGCAGGACGCCATCAACCTCTTGCAATCCGACTTCGTGAACAACATGGAGGAAGACGTCCGCAATACCGTTCTTGTCCTCAAGAACTATGACGGGCAGGACCTCGGGGAGTTTCGGCATAACCTGACGACCTATGGAGCTATCAAGGTCCGCACGGTCGAAGGTACTGACGGCGGTGTGGATAGTCTTGAAATCTCGGTAAACTCTGAGAATTATAAGACCGTCCTCGAGCTTCTGAAAAAGGCGCTCATTGAAAACCTCCGCAGCTACGATGCGAAGGACGACCGTCTCTCCGGTACGCCTAACCAGATGAACATTCAGAGCATGTATTGCGACATCGACCTCGACGCGAACGCGATGGAGACCGAGCTGCAAGCCTCTTTTGAGGAGATTCTCTGGTTTGTCAATACCTACCTCGCCAACACCGGCAAGGGCTCGTATGAGAGCGAAGATATTACGGTTATCTTCAACCGTGATATTCTTATCAACGAGTCCGAGGCTATCGATAACTGCTCTAAGTCCGTCGGCATTATCTCCGATGAGACCATCGTCGCTATGCACCCGTGGGTCGACGACCCTGCCGCCGAGCTTGAACGGCTTGAAAAGCAGAAAGAGGAAACGGACCCCTACCGAGCGGCTTTTGAGCAGGCACAGGCTTTGCGTAACCCCGAAGGCGGTGACCCGGTAAATGAGGAATGATAAATACTGGGCTAACCGAATGCGGATTCTTGAGGAGTCCTTGCTTGATAAGGGGTACGACTATGTTAAAAACCTCGAGCGGCAATATGCAACCGCTATTCAGGATATAGAATCGCAAATCGCGAGATGGTATCAGCGGTTTGCGGCCGAAAACGGCATAACGCTTGCCGAGGCGAATAAGCTGCTTACCACGCAGGAGCTTGACGAGTTCCGATGGACCGTTGAAGAGTATATAAAACACGGTCAAGAGAACGCAGTCTCTCAGGCGTGGCTCAAGCAGCTTAAGAATGCTTCTGCCCGCATCCACGTGTCAAGGCTTGACAGCTTGAAGCTCCAGCTACAGGAGCAAGCCGAGGCCTTACACGGGGCGCAGACGGAGGCCCTTAATTCGTCCCTGAGCGAGGTTTACCAGCGGGGCTATTATCATACCGCCTTTGAGCTCCAAAAGGGCATGGGGGTCGGCTGGACGCTCCACGGGCTGACCGATGAAGCTATCAGCAAAGTACTCTCGCGGCCGTGGACCTTAGACAGCCAGACCTTCAGCGATAGAATCTGGGCGAACAAGCAGGCGCTCGTCAACAGCGTCAACACACAGCTTACCCAGATGATAATGCGAGGCGCAGCTCCGGATAAAACCATCAAGGCTATCTCCGACCGGTTTCAGGTCTCTAAGTCTCAAGCTGGGCGTCTGGTTATGACCGAAAGCGCCGCCTTCGCGAACGAGGCTCGCAAGGACTGCTTCAAAGACCTTGGCGTCGAGAAGTATGTTATTGTGGAAACCCTTGACAACGAGACCTGCGGCCTTTGCGCGCAGCTCGACGGCAAGGTCTATCCTATGAGTGAGTATCAAGTCGGCGTTACCGCGCCGCCTTTTCATCCGTGGTGCCGTGGCACGACAGCCCCTTACTACGAGGATATGCAGGGGCTCGGAGACCGCTTTGCGAGAGATGTAAAGACCGGCGAGAGCTTCGATATTCCTAAGGATATGACATATAAGGACTGGAAAGCGAGACAAGACGCTGCCTATGGCGCTGGTACCGTAGAAAAATTCAAAAATATGTGGTATAATGAATCTGCTGACAAAAAGCAGTATGAAAACTACAAGGCCCGACTCGGCACAGACGCGCCTAAGAGCTTTGCAGCTTTTCAGCAGTTAAAGTATAATTCTGAGAACTACAAGGACCTTACCGGTTACTACCGGTACAAGGGCGCGAATCCTACAAGCGATAGGCGCTTTTGGACTGCGCATAAAGCGGTTAAGGCTCTCCACGACGAGGGCAAAGTCCGAACGACCGGAACTCTGGTCGCTCCGCCTCTGGGTCGAGTCGCCATCAAAGCGAACGAGCACGCCGAAAAACGGTTTGCTTCTCGCAGTATAACCTTAGAATGGACTCAGAATATTATTGATAACGCAGACTTCGCGCTCAAACAGCGCAAGGGTACGCAATACGCCTTTTACACAAGCGAGGGCTTTGCGGTCCTTGATAATAACGGCGAGATTGGTACCGCCGGCCAACTGGACGAACGCGGCAAGCTGCTATATGACGAGGTGATGAAACATGTCCGAGCAAAATAAGGTCAAGTGCCCTTTACTGAATAAGGAAATTGACTGGGGCTATTGCTGGGAGCTTTGCAATATCGCTACCGACGATATTCTTCTTGAGGGTGATACCGTCCCTGACTGGGATAGGGCCCTCGAGGTATGTAAGAAGTGCGGTCGATATTCGAGCGAGCCAGAAGGCTCCTGATTCGAGCCCGATTTTTCAGAGGGTAAATCTAAGGGCCCCGCAGTTAAAACGCGATACGGGAGACCGTGGAGCCCCACAGAAGCAATAGTTGATTAGAGCGTCCCTGCTTTTTAGCAGGAGGCGCTTTTTTCATACAAAAATTACCGCCTTACGCGGCGGACAACAAATAGCGTACCCGCAATACCGGGACTGGCCGGATAAAAAGGACAGCGGGAGACAGGAGGACAAAATGTTGGACTGGCTGAAAACTATTTTGGGAGAAGCGTATTCCGAGGAGATTGATAAGAAGGTCTCTGAGGAAATCGGCAAGAACTTCGTGGCGCGTGCAGACTTCAACACTCTGAACACCGAGAAGAAAGCTCTCGCTGATACCGTCAAGGAGCGCGACAAGCAGCTTGAGACCCTCAAGGCCTCTACCGGCGACGTTGAGGCGCTCAAGACGCAAATCGCTACTCTCCAGACTGAGAACACCGCAGCGACGAAGGCCCATGAGGCAGAAATCAAGCGCCTCAAAATCGATACCGCCGTTGAGTTGGCTCTGTCTGCTGCCAAAGCGAAGAACGTAAAGGCCGTGAAGGCGCTGCTCGACCTTGATAAGGCTGAGCTCGACGAGAACGGCACCGTTAAGGGTCTGGCCGACCAGATTAAGAAGCTGGCCGAGGCGCCCGACAGCGGTTTTATGTTCGACACTACGAAACCGAAAAATGACTTTAAGGGCTTCAAGCCCGGCGAGAGCGGAGACCCGGCGCCTTCCGGCGATAAAAAGCCGGAGAATATGACCTATGACGAGCTCTGCGCGTACCTCGCTGAAAATCCTGACACAAAACTTTAATATGAAAGGACGATTTTACTATGGCAAACAGCAAGTTTGATTCTAAGAGCTTCAATGCTGAGGCGTTCAAGTACATGGTGGACCGTGTTCCCAACCTCAACCTGAACGAGCTCAAGAAGTCTCGTGCCCTTGCGGGCAATCCTGACATCCGCGGCGTGTTTACCGCTCAGAACGGTACCGCGTATGCTCGTCTGGCTATGCGCGGTCTGATTGACGGCGACGCCGTGAACTACGACGGCCAGACCAACATCACCGCAACCTCCACTAAGACCTTCGAGCAGGGCGTCGTTGTCGTCGGCCGTGCGAAGGCTTGGACTGAGAGGGACTTCTCCTATGACATTACTGGCGGCGTTGACTTCATGGGCAACATCAGCCAGCAGGTGGCCGAGTACAAGGACCATCTGGACCAGAACACGATTCTCGCCATTCTCGCCGGCATTTTCGCTATGACCGACACGAAGAGCAAGGAGTTCGTCACTAAGCACACTCTCGACGTGACCGGCGTCGGTACTGGCGTTATGGCGGCTTCTACTTTGAACTCCGCAGCGAACAAGGCTTGCGGCGCGAACAAGAAGAAGTTCAAGCTCGTGTTCATGCACTCTGACGTTTCTACCGGTCTTGAGAATCTCAACCTGATTGAGCGTCTCAAGTATACCGATAAGGACGGCATTACCCGCGACCTCGAGCTCGGCACGTGGAACGGTAAGCTCGTTGTCGTTGATGACGACATGCCGGCTTCTGATGGCTACTTCGACGCCGACGCCAGCACTGACGGCGCATTGAAGATTGTCGCTTCCGGTACTCCTGCCGCAGGTGAGATTCTTCTGTCTAAGGTAACTCCGTACTTCGGCAGCAAGACTCTGGCTGCGAACGACTACGTTGTTGCCGGCACTCAGTATACGACCTATGTTCTCGGCGAAGGCGCTATCTCCTACGAGGACATCGGCGCGAAGGTGCCTTATGAGATGAGCCGCGACCCGAAGACCAACGGCGGTGAGGACACTCTGTACACTCGTCAGCGCAAGGTCTTCGCTCCTTACGGTATCTCTTATGAGAAGGCTTCTCAGACTTCTCTGTCTCCTACCGATACCGAGCTCAAGAACGGCGCGAACTGGGCATTGGTGCATTCCGGTGAGACTACCGCGTCTCAGCGTTCCTACATCAACCACAAGGCCATTCCTATCGCGCGTATCTTCTCCAGAGGTTAAGGCCTATGGAGATACTCGCGGCAGTAACCGCCCGACTGTCGGCTCTCGGTTATACCGTGACCGAGGCCGACAGCGCGGCACTTGATTACAACATTAAGAAAGCCGAGACGACCCTAAAGGCGCGAACGAATCAGCTCGAAGTGCCGGAGGGTCTTTTCTATGTCTGGGCGGATATGGCTGCGGGCATGTTCCTCACAGACAAGAAGGCTTCCGGTGCTCTCTCTGAGGTTTACGACTTCGACGCGCCAGCTAAGAGCATTTCTGAGGGCGACACCTCCGTCACCTTCGCAATCGCAGATACCGGTTCTTTCGAGGACCAGTTCGACGCAATGCTCGCGAAGATGGTAAACCCCGACGCGGAGCTTATCGCGGCGTTTAGGAGGTTGGTGTGGTGAAAAGCTATCAGAACGCTCTACGAAGGCTCTGGGACGGCCTCTGTGATGTTTATGTCCTCGAGACAGCGGTAAATAAGGCAAACGGCCGGGATGAGCCCACGGAGGTCCAGAAGCTCCACGGCGAGCCCTGCCGTTTGTCCTTCTCAAGTATCTCAAGCACGACCGAGCAGGACAGCGCGCCGCTGATTCAGCAGTCGGTCAAGCTCTTCGTCTCGAAGACCGTAGAAATCCCGGCGGGCTCTAAGATAGTCGTAACGCAGGAAGGTCGGACTACCGCTTATGCGAGGTCCGGCGAGCCTGCTGTCTATAGCTGTCATCAGGAGATACCGCTCGTCCCGTTCAAGGAGTACGCCTAATGTCCCGCTGGGGACGCTGCGACTTCTCTCAGTTCAGGGAGTTTGCGAAAGGCTTTGAAAAGCTGAGCGACTCTGAGATAGACGACCTCTGTGTGGCCTGCAGTAAAGAGCTCGCCGCAAGGCTTCTGGCTCTCGTTATTCCGGCTACCCCGGTCGGCAAGTACCCGAAAGGCTCCGGCAAGAAAGGCGGTACCCTCCGCCGAGGCTGGGGCGCTAAGAACGGCAAAGCGGGGCGCGAGTATGCGCAATCCCTGACCGTAACAAAGTCCGGGAATACGTATATGGTCGAAATCATAAATCCGGTCGAGTACGCCTCGTATGTCGAGTTCGGTCACCGTACCGTAAGCGGCGGCTGGGTCGAGGGCCGGTACATGCTGACTATCTCCGAGGAAAAGCTGAAACGAATCGCCCCGTCTGTGCTTGAGAAGATGGTGCTCCGAAAGCTGAAGGAGGTCTGCAATGGCGAAAATTAGTACAAACATTATTTTAGACGGAATCACGCTGGCCTTGCGGTCCGCTTTTCCCGGTAGTCATATCGAATCAAACGCAGTAAAGCAGGGGCTTCGGCAACCTGCTTTTATTGTGCTTTTGGTTAACGCTGAGGTCGCGGACTACCCGGCCCAGCGCAAGAAACGTCTTCCTCGTTTCGATGTTCTCTACTTTCCGAAAGCCGGGCGCGAGGACTGCTACGGCGTGGCAGATACCCTCACCGAAGTGCTTGAAGTGATTGACCTGCCCGGCGGCGATAAGCTGCGCGGTACGGATATGGGTTTTCAGGTGACGGACGGAGTGCTTCACTTCCTTGTCTCCTATAACCACTTCACATATAAGACGGCTGAGGAGGTCAAGATGGGAGCTCTTAAAATTGAACAAGGAGGAAACTGATATGGCGAAAGCTACTGCGGCGGCAAAGCCCGCCGCTCCTACTCACTCCAAAGAGCAGCTTTTGAGGTCTCAGCGCTACGCTAAGCGCCGTGACCTTCTGGGCGCGCTTTTGGAGGACGGTAAGTGGTACACCCTCGAAGAGGTTGATACCGCTATTGAAAACTTTATGAAAGGCAAGGTGAAATAATATGGCCCTTGGCGGTGGAATTTGGGCAGTACAGAACAAGGTACTCCCCGGCACGTATATCAACTTTTCCAGCGTGGCTAAGGCGTCCGCTACTCTCTCTGACAGAGGTTACGCGGCCATGCCTCTTATGCTGGACTGGGGTCCTGACAGCACGGTCTTTACCGTGACGAGCGGCGACTTCCAGAAGAACAGCCTCAAGATTTTCGGTCATGCGTACACTGACGACGCTTTGCTGCCTCTGCGCGAGCTCTTCCAGTATACGCAGACCCTCTACGCCTATCGCCTGAACGGCGGAGGCGCTAAGGCCGCTTGCGCTTACTGCACGGCGAAGTGTTCCGGCATTGCCGGCAACAAGCTCTATGTGGTTATTGCGGCGAACGCTGATAACTCCAGTCTCTTCGACGTCAGCCTCTACTACGATACGACTCTCCTCGATACGCAGACCGTGGCTGCGGCAACTGCGCTCAAGGATAACGACTTCGTAACGTGGAAGACTACTGCGACTCTCGCCGCGACCGCAAAGACCCCGCTCACCGGTGGTACGAACGGCACGGCAAATGCTGCGGCTCATCAGGCGGCGCTCGATAAGTTTGAAAGCTACAGCTTCAATACTCTCGGCTGCCCGTCCGACGACTCGACCACTATCAAGCTGTATATCAACTACACAAAGCGCCTCCGCGACGAGGTCGGCGCGAAGTTCCAGACCGTTATCTTCAACCTCGATTCCAACGAGAAGCTCGCAGACTACGAGGGCGTTATCGAAATCGGCAGCAAGGTGACGGACTACGATTCCGGCATTTCCGGCCTCGGCCAGTACGGTCTCGTGTACTGGATGACCGGCGCGTCTGCGGGCTGCGCCGTGAACAAATCCAACACGAACAAGAAGTACGACGGCGAGCTCACCGTCGACGTGGACAGAACGCAGGCCGAACTCGAGGCAGCAATCAAGGCCGGCCGTTTGATGTTCCACAATGTCAACGGCGACGTCCGCATTCTCGAGGACATCGACTCCCTGATTACTGTCTCTGACACGAAGGGTGACGTCTTCAAGTCGAATCAGACTATCCGTGTTTGCGACCAGATTGCGAACGATACGGCGGTCCTCTTCAACACGCGCTACCTCGGTACCGTGCCGAACGATGCCGCGGGCAGAATCGCTCTCTGGAACGATATTTGCAAGCTCCATCAGGACCTCGAGTCTATTCGCGCCATCGAGGACTTCGACCCCGACAGCGTAACCGTGGAGCAGGGCGACACGAAGAAGGCCGTCCTTTGCACTGTGAAGGACCTGAACGTCGTGAACGCTATGGCTCAGCTCTATATGAGCGTTATCATCATGTAAGGGAGGTTTGAATTATGGCTCAGCCTATTATGAACGCGCTTGACGCGATTGCGGGCTCTCAGGCTTCCGCGTATGTCACGATGGCCGACGGTAACAGATACTGCTTCATGCAGCTCTATTCCTTCGAGTCCAAAATGGACATCTCTGTCGCTGAGGTGCCTATCCTCGGCAAGTCCGGCAAGGGCAATAAGCCGACCGGCTGGTCCGGTACGTGGAGCGGCACCGCCCACTACAACCAGTCCGTTTTTCGCGAAATGCTCCTCGAGTATAAGCGTACCGGCTTTATGCCTACGTTCGATATTCAGGTCGCAAACGAAGACCCGACCGCTTCTGTCGGTCGTCAGACTATCATCTTGAAGAACTGCCTCACTAAGGGCGGCATTCTGGCGAAGTTTGATGCCGACGCCGAGACTCTCGACGAGGAACTCGAGGGTACCTTCGACGACTGGGAAATGCCCGAGACCTTTAGCTTGCTGAACGGCATGCAGTAAACCAACATAAAACAGGAGGTATTTTACTATGGCTAAGAATCTGACCGCGTTCCTTGCTCAGAACGCGAAGAAAATCGACAATGTTACCTTTATCGCTTCCGACCGTTTCGTCGACCCCGATACCGGCGAGGCTATGCCGTGGGAAATCTGCTGCATTACCGCAGCGGAGAACGCGGGCCTGAGAAAGGCCTGCATGCGTACTGTCCCGGTACCCGGTCGCAAGGGCCAGTTTACGCAGGACTTCGACGCGAACGCCTACCTCGCGAAGGTAGCTGTCCGCTGCACGGTGTTCCCGAATCTGAACGACGCCGAGCTCCAGCAGAGCTACGGCGTTATGGGCGCGGAGCAGCTTATCACCACTATGCTGACTCCCGCCGAGTTCGAGGACTACTCCACTAAGGTCCTGCAGGTCAACGGCTTCCAGTCCGGCGACGAAATGGTGGAAGAAGCAAAAAACTAATACTCGGAGACGACCCGGAGGCGAACTACGTCTATTACTGTCTCCATAAGTTCAAGTGGCCGCCGAATGTCTTCCTTGACATGGACCCGTATACTCAGGCGTTCATTATCGCCGCTATCGATATAAAGGTCGAGCGGGAGAAGAAAGAAGCGGCCAAAGCAAAACACGGGAAAAAGCACTGAGGTAAAGCCGGGTCAAGCCTCAGTGCCGGCTCCCGGAAAGGAGGAGGCCTATGGCCCTTATCAAGTCGCAGCTCGTACTTACGGACGGCATGACCGGCCCGCTCAAGAGTATCAATAAGGCGATGAATATCGTGCTTAACAGCTTCGAGGCTATGCAGGACGCGTCCGGACGGGCTATCGACACCGCCTCCATTCAAGAGGCCCGTGAGGAGCTTGCCAGAGCGAGCGCCGCGCTGGACCAGTTGGAAGACCACACGAATAAATCGACCGACGCCTTCAGCCGTCTCGCGAAAGCCATCGGGCTTGTGATGATTGCCCGCAAGGCGCTTGATACTATCAAGACCGGAATTGACTACGCCTCCGACCTTGCCGAAGTCCAGAACGTCGTCGACGTTACTTTCGGAAGCGCTACGGAGGCTATCAACTCGTGGTCGAAAGAGTGTCTTGCCGCCTACGGCATGAACGAAGTAAGCGCAAAGCGGTACGCCGGTACTATCGGCGCCATGCTCAAATCTTCCGGCCTTGCGGACGACGCCATTGTAGATATGTCGAAAGATATGGTCGGCCTCGCCGGTGACATGGCGTCGTTCTATAACCTTGACCTTGAGACCGCCTTCGAGAAAATCCGTTCCGGTATCTCCGGCGAGACAGAGCCCTTGAAGCAACTCGGCATTAACATGTCGGTCGCTAACCTCGAGGCTTATGCCCTCTCGCAAGGTATCACAACGGCCTACAACGAAATGTCTCAGGCCGAGCAGGTTATGCTCCGGTATAATTACCTTATGAGCACGACCGCTGACGCGCAAGGCGACTTTGCCCGCACGCAGGATAGCTACGCCAACCAGACCCGGCTTCTCTCCGAGAGCTGGCTCGAGTTTACCGGCGTTATGGCTGAGCAGCTTCTGCCGGTCCTTACGACCATCGTCTCGTGGCTGAATAATATCGTCGCCTTCCTCACGGAGAACGCAGATATGGTCAGCGCGGTACTCGTTGGTTTGGCTACAACAGTCGGCATTCTCGCCGTCGCGTGGGTCGTCCACGCTGCTGCCCAGTGGCTGGCGGTCGCGGCAAATCAGGCCCTTATTGTTTCGCTCCTCTCGAATCCGATTCTCTGGATTGCCCTCATCATCGGCGTACTTGTTGCAGCGATGTATCGGTGGATTCAGTCTATCGGCGGCGTTAAAAATGCGTGGGAGATTTGCAAGCTCGCGCTTATCGTGGGCTGGAACGCGGTCAAGCTCGCATTCTTTACCGGCGTCTACTGGGTCATTGACCTCGTAGACAAGCTCAAGCTCTGCTGGCAGAAAGCCGGCGTCGCAATCGCGAACTTCATGGGGGACATGAAGGTCTCTGTACTGACGATTCTCCAAAACATGATTAACGGCGCTATCGATATTATCAATAAGTTCATCGGGGTGCTGAATAAAATCCCCGGCGTGAGTATCGACGCCATTGAGCATGTGACCTTTGCAACGACTGCGGCCGCAGAAAACGAGGCTGCAAAGTCCGCTCGCGCGGCAGACCTTGCCGCGTATGAGAGCGAGCTCGCGAGCGCGAAAGCCGGAAGAGACGCGCATATCGACTCTTTGAAAGCCGAGCTCAATTCTTCTGTCGACGCTTTGCAGGCCGCTTATGCACAGGCAAAGGCTGACGCCGCGGCGGACAGTTCCGCAGAGCAGACCGCTCTCGACAGTATCGGCGCAGACACCGCCGGCATTAACGACAGCGCGGGAAGCGCGGCCGCGTCCTTGAAGGAAACGACCGAGGACCTGAAGTATATGAGAGACCTTGCGGAGCAGGAAGCAATCAACCGCTTCACGACCGCTGAGGTCAAAATCGATATGACCGGCATGACTAACCGCATTGACTCCGATATGGACCTTGACGGCGTGCTGAATACTCTGACCGAGGGCTTCGCGGAAGCGCTCGAGGTCGCTGCTGAGGGGGTGCATGAATAATGTATAGCTTTTACTTCGGGAGTCTGCTTCTACCGGTTACGCCGCAGAAGCTGACGACCAAAATCAAGGGGAACAACAAAACGCTTACCCTTGTCAATGAGGGCGATATAAACTTTCTGCGCTCTCCCGGCTTGACCGAAATTAGCTTTGACATTGTTCTCCCTATGCTGGGGCAGTACTCTTTTGCGGACTCCTTTCGCAGGCCTGACTACTACCTCAGTGTTTTCGAGAACTACATGACAAGCAAGACTCCGTTCCGCTTCATCGTGAGCCGTGTGTCGCCCTCTGGGAGACTTCTGTTCGACACGAATATGAAAGTAAGCCTTGAGAGCTACAACATCACAGAAGACGCCACAAAAGGCCCTGACGTGACCGTTTCGGTAACACTCAAGCAGTATATCGACTATGCGACGAAGACCGTCACGGTTACGAAACCAGCGGCAGCTGCGCGCAAGCCGACTATTAAGGAGGAGAAAAAGCGCGAGACTTCGAGCAAGCCTAAGACGAAATCCTATACCGTAAAGAAGGGAGATTGCCTCTGGAACATCGCTAAGAAGTATTACGGCAACGGAGCGCAGTACACAAAAATCTATAATGCGAATAAGGGCAAGATAAAGAATCCTAACCTTATTTACCCGGGGCAGGTGTTGACGATTCCATGAGTAAAGTAGATTTAATCATTCAGAGCGGCGGCACGATTCTCTACCCCATCGTTGAGGAAGGTATCAGCCTTTCGTGGGACCGCAAAGGCTCTCCCGGAAAGCTCAAGTTTTCCGTGGTAAAGGATTCCGTCTTGTCTTTTCAGGAAGGAGACGCCGTAAAGCTGTCCGTCGATGGGACGGACATGTTTTACGGCTTTGTCTTTACAAAGAGCCGCTCGGGCCGCACGCCGAACGTTATCGAGGTTACCGCCTACGACCAGCTCCGCTACTTCAAGAATAAGGACACCTATGTCTACTCGAACAAGAAAGCGAGCGACGTTATCAAGATGATAGCTGAGGACTTCGGTCTCAGTGTGGGAACTCTTGAGGACACGGGATATGTTATCGGCTCGAGGACTGAGGACAATGCTACGCTCTTTGACATCGCCCAGAATGCGCTTGATGAGACGCTTCGGGCGAAAACTAAGCTCTATGTGCTCTACGATAAAGTCGGCAAGCTGACGCTGCAGAACATCGAGAGCATGAAGCTGAATCTGCTTATCGACGCCGACACCATCGGCGAATACTCCTATTCGAGCACCATCGACAAGCAGACCTACAACCAAATCAAGATTACCTTTGAGAACAAGGATTCGGGCAAGCGCGAAATCTTCATTGCGAAGGACAGCTCGAATATCAACAAGTGGGGCCTTCTGCAATACACCGATACCGTCGAGCTCTCCGCAAGCGGTGCGGCAAAGGCAGAGGCTCTATTGAAGCTCTACAACACAAAAACCCGCTCGCTCTCTATCTCCGACGCGCTCGGCGATACGAGAGTTCGGGCGGGCTCGTCCGTTATTGTTAAGCTGGGGCTCGGAGACATCAACGTCCAGAGCTACCTACTGGTCGAATCGGTGACGCACAAGTTCAAGCAAGAGCAACACCTGATGGACCTGAAATTGCGAGGTGGTACATTTGTCACTTGATATGAACGGCTTTTTAGAAAACGTAAAACGCGCCGCGCTCGAGGCGGTCAATGCTGCAAAGCCCTTCGCCTTCGTTCTCGGTAAGGTGACGAGCGTATCGCCGCTCAAGGTGCAGGTCGACCAGAAGCTCGAACTCACCGCGGCGCAGCTTATCCTGACGAACGCGGTCCGGGACTATACCGTTTATATGACGGTAGACCATCAGACCGAAAACACCGCGGGCGGAAGCGGAGACGCTTCATTTGCGAGCCACAAGCATGCCTATAAGGGCAAGAAGGCCTTCAAGGTCCATCTCGGTCTGAAAGCCGGCGAGCAAGTGCTGCTTCTCCGTACCGACGGCGGGCAGAAGTTTATTATCATAGACAGAGTGGAGGCGCCTACATGATACCGAAAGTAGACAATGACCTCCTGACGCTTGAGGTCGAGACTCAGCCGAGTCTTACTTACGCTCTGGATATTGAGCATGGGCGTATTCGCGGCATGGTAGACGAACTCGAGTCGCTGAGGCAGGCTATATACCTGATTCTCAGCACGGAGCGATATGCCTATCTTATTTACTCGTGGAACTACGGCGTTGAACTTGTCGAGCTTATCGGCCAGCCGAAAGAGTACGCACTTCCAGAGATTAAGCGTTGCATTACAGAGGCCCTACTGCAGGACGACCGAATTACCGCAGTTGACGGCTTCGAGTTTGAGACCGGAAAGAAGACCGTGCACGTAACCTTTACCGTGCATAGCATTTTCGGCGATTTGGAGGTGGAAACCGATGTATGAGGATAAAACCTATGAGGCGATTCTTCAAGAGAAGCTCGCCCGAGTAGCGTCGAGCCTCGACAAACGCGAGGGCTCGATTATTTTCGACGCGCTTGCGCCGAACTCCCTTGAGAGCGCCATGATTTATGTGGCCCTCGACACTGTACTCAACGAGACCTTCGCGGACACCGCAAGCAGAGACTACCTTATCATGCGCTGCGCCGAGCGCGGTATCACGCCTCTGCCTGCGACCTGCGCTGTGGGTGTCGGCGAGTTCAGTATGGCTATTCCTGTCGGTACGCGCTTCTCCTGCGATAAATACAACTGGACCGTGACCGAGAAAATCGAGTCTCTCAAGTATTACCTTACCTGCGAGACCGCCGGCGCGGACCCGAACGGCTACACTGGCCAGCTTATCCCTATCGAGTATATCGAGGGGCTTGCGACTGCAGAGCTGACGAGTATCGTTATCAACGGTGAAGATGAAGAAGCGACCGAGACCCTGAGACTGCGCTATCTCAACAGCTTTGAGAATCAGTCCTACGGTTTCAATCGCGGGCAGTACATCGAAGTTACCGAGGCTCTGCCCGGCGTTGGCGGGTGCAAGCCCTACCGCGCGTGGAAAGGTCCGGGAACGGTCAAGCTCGTTATCACGGGAAGCGATTACCAGCCGCCTTCCGATACCCTTATCAATACCGTTCAGACGGCTATCGACCCGACGCAGAACAGCGGCGACGGTATAGGTCTTGCCCCTATCGACCATGAGGTTACGGTCGTCGGCGCAGCGGGTACTACGGTCAATATCTCTACGACCTTGACCTTCGCCGCGGGCTGGAACTTGACCGAGTGCCTTCCGTACATTCAAAGCGCTCTTGACGCCTATTATCTCGAGCTCAACTCGACGTGGAGTAAAGAGGCCGGGCTGATTGTCCGCGTATCGCAAATCGAGTCGAGACTCCTCGCGTTAGCCGGTATCGTCGACATTTCCGGCACGACCCTGAACGGTCAGGCAGGAAATCTCACGCTCGATAAGGACGCGGTCGCTGTGAGGGGGT